GGTTGCGCAGATATATGCGCGCTTCCTTCGCTACGGCGCGGAAATACTCACTGCGGGCAAGAGGGATATCCATTTACCACCGACTGCCACGGTTGAATGCTCGATTGCTGGAAAATTCGCGTTGCTGGTCATAGCTTTGCGCCGACATAAACGGCCATGAAATATCGTCGAGAATTTCGAGCGGCATCGACTGCAGATAGCGCGCGACAAACTTGCGTTTCTCGCTGCGGAATATCGCCAAGCTTTGTTCGTCGAGCGTGCGGCCGTAGCGGGGATTTATCCGCATGGCGAGCAAGATGATAAAGAAATTGTCGAAGTCGGCCGGGAACGGCATTTCGTCGGTCGTGGTTTTCGACGTGAGGCGTACCCACTGCCCGAGGTCCGCACGGTAGAACCATTCGGCGAATGTCCCGTTGGTATTCAACAGTAAATTAGAGCTGCCTTCAATGGTGCGTCCGTTTGCGTCGAGCGTGACGGGGAAAGCCGCCAACCGACCAAAAGGATCCGCAATCCCCATGCGGGATCCGTCTTGTGGGTAGAGCGTCAAATATACCGTTTTGGCCTCTTCATTGACGGCGATAAGGCGCCGGTTGATGGTCGGCCGGTTGATATCGTATTCGGTGTTTTCCAGATTATAGACAGGGCTTTCGCGACCGAAATTACCCAAAGGCCAATCTTGCAAGCCTTCGCCTGCTTCGTCGCCGTAGATGGACGAAAAAAGCCCGTTTAATAGACGGAGTGCCTCTGTGATTTGCGGAGCACTCGGAGCCTTAACGAGAGGTAAGATATTACTCTCGCGATAGGCGTCCGATATGATTGATGAAATCAAGGTCACAGGGGCACTCCATCTTTAAATTAAAGGTCGATTGCAGGCGGTGCGTCGTTAGGGTGATCCGCCCAACCTTCGGGCACTTCATCTGCATTGTCAAAAATCTGACCGACACCACCAGGTCCATAGAACCATGCAGGCCAGCTATTATCTGCAGGCTTTTCCGCCGCAGGTTCGGATTTTTTCTTTGTCATGCTCATTCTCCTTTATGCGATTATTACAAAAATCGCAAAACCGCACAAAATCAAAATCTGCTGTATGCGGATTGCTCTTGTAATCACTGTGAAAGCAAACGGTCAACTGCTTCGTTTGCTGCTGCAAGATCCGCCATAGCCTTGTCGCGCGCTGCGGTCGCTTCTGCAATTGTTTGAGGCGCTGCCTCTACCGAAGTATCAGGCCACTCGAATACGGCCGGCAATTCCGGCTTATTCGCCCAAACCTGGCCGGTGTAGACTTCTGCGGCAGGCTCCGCCCATGATGTTTCATGCAGCAAGGTGAAGCCTTCGGCATCTGGCAATTTTCCAGCGATACCGGTATTTACGACTTTACCATCGCGGTCATCGATCATTACAATTTTCGCCATATCGAATTCCTTTAAAAGAAAATTAACCAAATATACCCGGGCCCGCCGTCACCGCCTAAGCCTCCGGTAACACCGGCACCTCCGCCGCCTCCACCGCAGCCATATCCGCCCTTGCCACCTTTTCCGCCCTGCAACGTTCCCGACGCTCCGCCCGAACCTGCGGTGCGGATACTAAATCCTCTAAATGCGTTTTTAGGGCTTTCAGAATATCCGTCGTTTCCGTTACCTCCGTCGCCGGATCCTCCCGCAAGTGTCCCGAGCAAACTTAATACCGCACCGCCACCAAAGGGAGTGTTGGCAACACCAATGCCGCCACCACCACTACCACCGGAAACAATGACGTTGAAACCTGCTGCTTGCGCACCTGCCGCACCTGTCTGTGCTCCGCCTGCGGCACCGTTACCGGATTGGCCCGACGCTGTTAAACCTAGTAGGGTGATTGCACTTGCTCCCCCGCTGGTACCCGCCGCACCTCCCGCTGCAGCCGTACCTATACCTCCCTGCACGGCAGGCGTCACGTTACCTACTATGCTAGGGACGGGACCGCCTGGTAATAGATCGACGGCGAGCAAAAGGCTTTGGCCTCCGGCCGCTCCTGCACTATTTGCACCTTGCCGACCGTGACCTACGCGCGCAATAATAGTGGAAGGTAATGTATTGGTAGGAATAATTCCTCTTTGAGCGGGTGGTGATGCTCCACCACCTCCACCGCCGCGCGCTGTCCCTGCTGCTGCACTAAATCCTGCGCCGCCCGAGGGGCCTCCGCCGACTAATTCATAATAAAGAAACTTTGCCCACGTTGGTACTTGAATAAGGTGCTGGCCATAGCTGTTGCCGACGTTGTTCCACAATCCACCTTCTAAAAAGATGGACCGCCGAACAGCAAGATCACCAATTCCAAGGGCTTCCAACGCTTCCATATTAGATCTCGGTAAATTGGGCTAATGCGTTAATGCCAGCGTTACCGCCTGTGAAAGCGGAGCGGGTTGCATAGAGCCTATATCCGGCTGGAACATAGATATCGAGAGGGACAAGAATAGGCGAAATATCGACCGTTTCGGATGCTGTTGTCGCGATAATTCGTTGCTCCCGAATTAACTGGTTATTTGCGGCCGTCGTCACCAGCCCACCATTATTGAGGAAAAACCGGATGACGCACGCCGCATTGGTGCCCAAATGCTGCAGGATCACACTTTGGAAATATCCCCCGACCAATCCGCCCATCGTAGCTAATTCAAATATCGTTCCTGACGTCAAATCGCGCGTTGTGTTTGCAACGTTGAGATTTGTCCCGAGAGGTCCCGATTTTGGAGCCGTAAAAGTAAGATCAGACATTTTAGCCCCCTATCTTCTGGAATGGTCGGATCTGATATCCGATATACTGCTCGAAGTCATTTCCTATGGCTGCGTCCAGTTGATTGATTGCACCTTGTACGTCAGTTGCGGTCACACTACCGGCCGGAACGTTACCTATCTGGTCGGCAGTGGTCGGATTATTTCCAAGCCATGTCCAAACAACGCCGTCGCTGTAATAAGCGCCTGCATTGCGCCGGTTGATAAGGTAGATCCCCGTTGACGTCAGTACCCAATAACGCTGCCCTGATACGGTTGTCGGATCCGGAAGATCTGCAAAAGCATTGACCGTTACACTGTCTTTGCCGGTGTAAAGTTCTTCAAAATTCTCATTCAGCTTCGTTCTGGCAACTAGCCCGGTATCGCCATTATTGATGATTTGCCGTGGCATCAGTCAATCCAAACGTCAGTGTCGATCCATACGCCGCCGTCGTTCCAGGCACCTAGCGCCAAGATCCAAACAGGTCCGCTAGGAGATCCAGGACGTGTAGCTGCCCAAATTATCAGCATGTCAGATTGCCAGCGTGCCTGCGGCACCGCCTCCAAGCTGCACAATCGCACCTTGCGCGGTCGAGAAAACAAACGGGAGAGGTGTATAGACGCCCGCCGTCACAGGTACCGCGTTCACGATCACTGTTCCGTCCGGATCTGTGAGAGTAAGCGTACCTGTTACTGTTGCAAGAAACCCGCCAACGTTGGTTCCGCGAATGGTATATTGCCCATTCACTCCCATAGGTTGCGGGCGAAAACGCTCCCGAACATTCATTTCAATTCTCCTTGCGGAATGTTCTCATTTTGCCGGAATGGCCCTGCTCCGCGCGGGAGCGAAACAGGGCCTTTCAACTTCCATCCGGAGAACAGGACGGAATGCGGCTAATCCCCCGATTAGCTGCCGTTGAAACGGGCAGTCCGGAGACGTTCGCGAATGTTGGCGTTCAAAGCCACGTCGAAACGTACACCATGCGCGCCGGTGTAGAAGTCGCTGTGCTGCCACATACGGACAGTCAACGGGATCTTCGTCAGGCGGCGACGCATCGAAGTGTCCGATGCTGGCAAGATCAGAGGTACGGTGTTGACGACAACAGCGGGCTTCTGGATCAGCAAGCGCGGAGACAGTGCAGTGCTTGGCGCACCGAGGAACGTCAGAACGGCGTTATCGGCCGGTGCTGCAGTCACGGTTGCGTGCGCGGTGTTGATGTTGATGTTGTCACCAGCACCCGAACCAGGAACGATCATCGCGGGGAAGATCGTCAAGGTCACTGCACCGGCAACTGCGGTAGCATCGGCGATAACCGTAAACTGCTGCAAGCGTGCAGGAGTTACGGGAGCCTGCTTACGGTTGTCGAAAGCAAAGACGCCTGGGATCGTGAACACTTCACCGGCCTTGTAGGTTTTGACGCCTGCAGTGTCGAGAATAAGTGATTGCGTCATGTGGCGACCGTTGACGGTTCCAGCCTTCGCAACGTCGGCATAGTTGACGTTCTGGTTTGCACCATTAATCAACGCTTCTGCCGTTGCGAGACGGGTACCCGTGGTCATCACCGGAAGCTGGTTGGTGAACATGGTTTTGATACCATCGAGTTCGCCCGTGAAGCCCTTGCGGAACGTCGAGGTCGAGAAGCTGTCAGGTCCAGGCAATTTGACAACCTGGTCGCCCAACTTCATCTTGTCGGTGTAGTTCATGATGTAGGAAAGTTCGGAGTCGTCGACGCCATTTTCCTTCAAGCGGGTGTAAGCTGCCGCAGCGTCAACCCATTCATCAACCGAAGTGATACCGTCGCCCAACCAATCGGCCGAGCCCAAGGTAGCAATCTGCATGATGTATGCGTCGATCTTTTCGGCGAGGCTGGTTGCCGCGCCAAGCAGCGCCTTACTTTCGCGGGCTGCGCCAATGGTTTTGATTTTGACGAAATCGCCCCAACCCATGTTGGCATTGAAGGTTCCGGTGACTTCGAACAGTTCCGAACCAAATACGGTACCGTCAGTACCGGCCGAAAGATCCTTCACACCGTTTTCGGTGCGAGTGATGTTGTAGCGCGGCGTGATTTGTTCGAGAACCTGCAGACCGTTGCGGTCGTCCATTTCGCCGTCGTACTCATTCCAAGTTACGGCATCGGCGGAAACCAGGTTGTTTTGAAGCACCATTGCGAAAGCATTGAGAACAAGCTTTTGCTGTTCGGCGGTAACTGCACCCATGAGAAATACTCCCTATCCTTGTGCGGATAGGGAGTACCCCTTATCCGCAGTTCAACGTGACCTTTTTGCGTCTGCTTCCCAGGCTTTCTCGAAATCATCGAGATTGTCCGTAGCAGGGCTAATCTGTGTTCGGGAATTTGCCCCCCGAGCAACGTTTTGCGGCGGCGGCGTTGCTCCTGGTTTTGTCCGTGGAGTTTTGCCTTTGCCGATTTCGGCATCACGCTCATTCACATATTTCAATTGGGCAAGAGGGGAAAGTTTCGCCACACGGCTTGCTTCCTTTGGATCTTGCGACAATTCATAGAGAATTTGCGCGCCGTTGTCGGCTTCTGTTGCCGCTTCGAAAGTCGTTTGGGATAAATCCCAATCTCCGCGCATCCCGGTTTCTACAACAGTTTCTTGGAAATCGTCGTAAAGTTCGGAGCCCTTCTCGGAAATCGCTTCGACTTTCCCGAGCAATGCAGTCTGTTCTTCGCGAATAGATTGTTGTTGCTCGTTTTCCTGCTCACGTTGCAGGACCGCATCGGCTTGCTCAATGGCTTTCAGTTGAATGCCATACTCAATCCGATCCTCGATATAACGGTCATCGAGGCGTCCGAGCGGGTACTTGTCAACGTCGGTAGGATCCGGCGCCTTTAGTTCCCTTGCGTTGGAATTATCATCTGATTTACCGCCTTGCAAGCGTTTTTCGAGATTTTCCAATCGCGCCGATAATTCGTTTTCGGAATTTGCCTTCATTGCGCGCAATTCCCGCGCCAATTCGGCTTTTTCCCGCTTCAATCGATTAATTTGGCTTTCTTTCGGATCCGGCTTTTTCTTGCCTTCATCGTCCTCTTCACCGTTATCGTCGGGATCTTCGTCATCGCCTTCTGCACCTTCGCCGCCTTCGTCGGTTTCGGTTTTAGTGGCTGGCTTGGCTGGTGCTGCCTTTTTGGCAGGTTCTTTTCCCTCGGACGCAAGATTTGAGTCTCCTACTTCGATTTGTCCTGCGGCTTCGAATTCGGCAAATTCAGTATCGCCGCCCCCACCTGCACCGTCATTGCCTTCGGCCGCAATACTGCAAATGCTGCTTACGGCGTATGCCATTGGTGAAATTCCAGTAAATCTCTTCATTTTTGTTCTCCATTTTCGGGTTTTTCAGTTTCCTTGGTCCGCTGGTCGAAGTCCCGATCTTCCCCCACCAAATTGTTGTGCTGGTCGAGAATATCCATCGTTTGACGGAATTCCATATCCTCGGCCTTTCTGCTACGTTCTTCGTTTTTGCCGTCGACGTCTTTGATACGTGCGTTTGCGTCGATGACGGCTTTGTAAGCCTGCGATTCCGCAAGGCGTGCACGGGCTTCGGCGTTCGCGGCATTTGCCTGTTTGAGTGCAATATCGGCTTCGGCCGTTTTCGTCTCGATTTGCTGCTGCAATGCCTGGACCTGGGATTGCTGGTCCTGCATCTGCTTCATTTCCGGCGTCAGTTCGTCGGCCGGGATTGTGCCCGGTGGCAACAGCATGCGGAAGCGGCGAGCAAATTCGTCTGCCTTCGGCCAATCCTGCGCTTCGGCGACAAGATCCATGACCCCTGCTGCAGCCTGGGGCATTGCGTTCACAAAGGCCATCATTTGTTCGGCCGCAAGTGTGCGTTTCGTCTCGCTGGCTGGACCGGTCGATACGGTAATTCCGTACTTCCCAAGCGTCACGTCGGAGTTCGGATCCGAGGGATCGTTAATGGTCATCAGCGTAGTTTTGTTATCGCGGCCGGTGATCGTCAACGTGCGCTGCGTATCGTAAATGTACGGTATCAATTCGTTGATGTTCTTGGCGCAGCGCTGGTCGGCAAGACGGCGCCGGTCGACATAAATGTAGGTGCCGACGTCCGAAACCTGCTGCCGCTGCTGAATGGCAACCTTGGAAACTTCGTTACTTGGCATCCCCAATCCGGCTTCGTGGATATTGGAAATATCCTTAATATCCTGCGACGCCATGCCAGCTTCGTTGACAAGTGCAGCGTCGATCCCGGGAGGTGGAACGTGCGTCGGGACGGGCTCGCCGTCGTTGAAATATAGGAAAGGATCGTCAGCGGTCGGCGCACGGCGCCATTTCGCTTCGTGCCCCTTCACGGCGTCGGGTGTCGTCAGCCACTTATTGCGCGGTGCAGCGACAAGTTGCTCTGCGACGGTCGAGCGCCAATAGTTGTGCAGGCGTTGAGGATCTTTGAGGAAGCGGATAAGTCCCCAACGGTGGATACGCTCGCCGTCGTTCACTTCCCAACCAGGTACCCGGTAAATCGGGATCGATGAAATCGGGTAGTCGTATGGGCCTTCCAAAATATCGTTACCCGAGCAAATGTAGAGGCGAGCAAAGCGCTTGGGAACCTCGCGGATATATGGGCTCCCGTCCGAGCGCGTCTCGACGAAATTGATATACTCGAATTCCTCTTTGTCGGTGACGTCGTGCACGGTGCCGTCGACATACAGTGCGAGGATCTTCGTCCCTTCCGTGACCATGCGCCAATAGGACACAATCCGCACGGTATCCTCTGCCAGCCAATAGCCGTTCCGGTTCCATGCCTTTTCATTGATGAACGAATCTTCGGAAGCCCAAGGCCAACGTTTCTTGTATTGCTGCAGCGGAATGTCGTCGCCGACGAAACCCCACTCGCAATCCTCGCCGCTAGGTTCAATCCCTAGTGGATCCATGACGCAGGAATAAGGATCCGTAACAGCCGATAGGCGAATTTCCTGCTCAAAAACGTCGTCGCTGGTGTAATCCAGGCGCAACGTGAAATAGCCTTCGCCGCCGATGACCTGATATTTCGCAGCTTCGTCGCGCGCAAAATCAGCATTGGAGTTTTTGAAAATTGAGCGAATGAGCCCTTCGCGAATTTCCGCAATTGGCTTTGTACCTGCCTTATCGGGAAATACTCGAATTTCCGTCTCGTTCATGAGACGGTTGCCGACGATCTGCGCCACAAACGCAATCAGTCGGTTGAATGTCAGTACGGGTTTGCGCTGGTCCTTCCGGCGCTGCTCGACAACAGGATCCCATTGATTGCCGACCGTGAATTTCGCATCTTCCTTGCCTGCAAGTACGTTGTGCTCGTTAAATCCATAGCCCCATTCGTACTTCTCCCGCATTTCCTGCAGGAAATCTTCGGGGTAGTCATAACCTGTAGGTGTTCGCGGACGCTTGCGCGCCAAATCATCCTCGAATTCTTCCCGAGCAAAGCTGTCCCGTAATCCTGCCATTTCGAAAACCCCTACTTAACCCATCCGCCGCAACC